ATGACAAGGTCATCGGGCATTATCTGAACATAAAACACTATCAGTAAGTTGGAGTCATTACCTGAAAATGTGGTAATTTATTAAATCTGTAATAAAAGCGTAAACAACTGCCGCTACGCTTGCTGATCCCGCGCAACAAAACGCCATGCTTTGCTCGCAGATGGTTGGCAACCGACGACAGTCCTGCTAAAACGTTCGTTTGATATCATTTTTCCTAAAATTGAATGGCAGAGAATCATGAGTGACAGCCAGACGCTGGTGGTAAAACTCGGCACCAGTGTGCTAACAGGCGGATCGCGCCGTCTGAACCGTGCCCATATCGTTGAACTTGTTCGCCAGTGCGCGCAGTTACATGCCGCCGGGCATCGGATTGTTATTGTGACGTCGGGCGCGATCGCCGCCGGACGTGAGCACCTGGGTTACCCGGAACTGCCAGCGACTATCGCCTCGAAACAACTGCTGGCGGCGGTAGGGCAGAGTCGACTGATTCAACTGTGGGAACAGCTGTTTTCGATTTATGGCATTCACGTCGGGCAAATGCTGCTGACCCGTGCTGATATGGAAGACCGTGAACGCTTCCTGAACGCCCGCGACACCCTGCGTGCGTTGCTCGATAACAATATCGTTCCGGTAATCAATGAGAACGATGCTGTCGCTACGGCAGAGATTAAGGTCGGCGATAACGATAACCTTTCTGCGCTGGCGGCGATTCTGGCGGGTGCCGATAAACTGTTGCTGCTGACCGATCAAAAAGGTTTGTATACCGCTGATCCGCGCAGAAATCCGCAGGCAGAACTGATTAAAGATGTTTACGGCATTGATGACGCACTGCGCGCGATTGCCGGTGACAGCGTTTCAGGCCTCGGAACTGGCGGCATGAGTACTAAATTGCAGGCCGCTGACGTGGCTTGCCGTGCGGGTATCGACACCATTATTGCCGCGGGCAGCAAGCCGGGCGTTATTGGTGATGTGATGGAAGGCATTTCCGTCGGTACGCTGTTCCATGCCCAGGCGACTCCGCTTGAAAACCGTAAACGCTGGATTTTCGGTGCGCCGCCGGCGGGTGAAATCACGGTAGATGAAGGGGCAACTGCCGCCATTCTGGAACGCGGCAGCTCCCTGTTGCCGAAAGGCATTAAAAGCGTGACTGGCAATTTCTCGCGTGGTGAAGTCATCCGCATTTGCAACCTCGAAGGTCGCGATATCGCCCACGGTGTCAGTCGTTACAACAGCGATGCATTACGCCGTATTGCCGGACACCACTCGCAAGAAATTGATGCAATACTGGGATATGAATACGGCCCGGTTGCCGTTCACCGTGATGACATGATTACCCGTTAAGGAGCTGGCCGATGCTGGAACAAATGGGCATTGCCGCGAAGCAAGCCTCGTATAAATTAGCGCAACTCTCCAGCCGCGAAAAAAATCGCGTGCTGGAAAAAATCGCCGATGAACTGGAAGCACAAAGCGAAATCATCCTCAACGCTAACGCCCAGGATGTTGCTGACGCGCGAGCCAATGGCCTTAGCGAAGCGATGCTTGACCGTCTGGCACTGACGCCCGCACGGCTGAAAGGCATTGCCGACGATGTACGTCAGGTGTGCAACCTCGCCGATCCGGTGGGGCAGGTAATCGATGGCGGCGTACTGGACAGCGGCCTGCGTCTTGAGCGTCGTCGCGTACCGCTGGGGGTTATTGGCGTGATTTATGAAGCGCGCCCGAACGTGACGGTTGATGTCGCTTCGCTGTGCCTGAAAACCGGTAATGCGGTGATCCTGCGTGGTGGTAAAGAAACCTGTCGCACTAACGCGGCAACGGTGGCGGTGATTCAGGACGCCCTGAAATCCTGTGGCTTACCGGCGGGTGCCGTGCAGGCGATTGATAATCCTGACCGTGCGCTGGTCAGTGAAATGCTGCGTATGGATAAATACATCGACATGCTGATCCCGCGTGGTGGCGCTGGTTTGCATAAACTGTGCCGTGAACAGTCGACAATCCCGGTGATCACAGGTGGTATAGGCGTATGCCATATTTACGTTGATGAAAGTGCAGAGATCGCTGAAGCATTAAAAGTGATCGTCAACGCGAAAACTCAGCGTCCGAGCACATGTAATACGGTTGAAACGTTGCTGGTGAATAAAAACATCGCCGATAGCTTCCTGCCCGCATTAAGCAAACAAATGGCGGAAAGCGGCGTGACATTACACGCAGATGCAGCTGCGCTGACACAGTTGCAGGCAGGCCCTGCGAAGGTGGTGGCGGTTAAAGCCGAAGAGTATGACGATGAGTTTCTGTCATTAGATTTGAACGTCAAAATCGTCAGCGATCTTGACGATGCCATCGCCCATATTCGTGAACACGGCACACAACACTCCGATGCGATCCTGACCCGCGATATGCGCAACGCCCAGCGTTTTGTTAACGAAGTGGATTCGTCCGCTGTTTACGTTAACGCCTCTACGCGTTTTACCGACGGCGGCCAGTTTGGTCTGGGTGCGGAAGTGGCGGTAAGCACACAAAAACTCCACGCGCGTGGCCCAATGGGGCTGGAAGCACTGACCACTTACAAGTGGATCGGCATTGGTGATTACACCATTCGTGCGTAAATAAAACCGGGTGATGCAAAAGTAGCCATTTGATTCACAAGGCCATTGACGCATCGCCCGGTTAGTTTTAACCTTGTCCACCGTGATTCACGTTCGTGAACATGTCCTTTCAGGGCCGATATAGCTCAGTTGGTAGAGCAGCGCATTCGTAATGCGAAGGTCGTAGGTTCGACTCCTATTATCGGCACCATTTAAATCAATAAGTTACCTCGCATTTAAGTAAACCACGTTCTCCTCTTGTGCCGTATTTGTGCCATTGCGACTTATAATCGCATCGATTTTGCTTGCGTGCTCGGTGAGATGCCCGGCTGAAAGGTGGGCGTATCTTTGAACCATTTCGAGAGTTTCCCATCCTCCCATCTCTTTAAGTGCAAGAAGAGAGACACCGGACTGAACCAGCCAGCTTGCCCAGGTATGCCTCAGATCATGGAAGCGGAAGTTGCTAATGCCTGCCCGCTTTAACGCTCCCTTCCATGCCTTGTTGCTGTCGGTTCTCATCTTCCTTACCGCTGCTGTTTTTGTTCCGTCGCTTCGGTAGGCAGGTTTGGTGTGGACAAATACCCATCTCTTATGGAGCCCCTGCTGTTTTCTTAATATCTGGCATGCGGTTTCGTTAAGAGGAACTCCGATCGCATTGCCAGCTTTTGTTTCATCAGGGTGCATCCATGCCATTTTCTTATCCAGATCGACCTGTGACCACTCAAGGTCTGTAACGTTGGAACGGCGAAGGCCTGTCGTGATTGCAAACATGACCACAGGGAAGAAGTGAGGAGCAATTTCTGCAAACAGGCGCTTCGATTCCTCCTCTGTAAGCCATCTGATGCGTCCATTCTTAACGCGTGGTGTTGATATTTTGGGTGCCCTGTCAAGCCATCCCCATTCAACAGCCATATTGAGAATGGCGCGAAGTATTGCCAGATGCCTCGTCTTCGTTCCTTTGCTTGCAAGCTTTGGTTTATACTCCGGCACCGGATTGCCAAGTCGCAAACACCTGTCCCGGCTCATCTCCCAGTTCAGGCGATGGCGGCGGTTTTCCATCCCGTCTACCGCCTCCATTATTTTTTCTGTTGTTATGTCAGAGAGAATGGCTTCTCTGAAGTGCAACATCCAGAACGATATAATGCTCTTGTCATCATCAATGGACTTCTTATCCGATTTCTCACGCAGCCACCGTATGCAGGCTTCCTTGAATAGCTTTTTCGGTGATTCCCCGAGATTTTTTACTCTCCACGCTTCTGCTTTCAGACGATCGTGAAGTTCTTGCGCTTGCCTTTTGTCCGATGTTTCAAGAGAGCGTCTAACTCTTGATCCATCTGGCGCGACGAAATCGCAGTGCCACGTGCCACCGCGTAGTTTGATTGACATGCTTTAACCTCCTGCACATCAACCGCATTCACCGCGCTATTGTGTCTCACAGACTTAAGCGCCGCAATGCAGTCTGACTTGCAAATGCGATATGGGCTTTTAGGTTTATCTGGATTTATCTTTGCGGCCTGAAGTCGTCCACTTCGTATCCACTGCGTGATAGTGCCTTTGTCTACCTTCAGATACGACGCTGCCTCTTCACGAGTGAAGATTTCTTCTTCCACCTGGAATCTCCATTTATTGGATTGGTATTATTGCGGTAGGTCTGGATATCATTGAGCAATGAACAGGCCTCATCGAGTATGAGGCTGTGGTTAGTCCTTGCGTAACTCGCTAATTCTTCTGTAAGTCTCTGGTGCTTTGTTTCCGTGTATCTTCATTTCAGACTTCAACAGATCAACGAGGGAATCCCATTCGTTGAGGATGCCTTTGAATGCCGGAACGCGCTTTGCAACCTTGTCGAATGAATCTCTGATTTCTGGGATCTGCTCAACAAGTGCAACGCATCGTCTGAAATCGGCTGCGTCATGTGGAGCGCCGAAGTGATGACCATAGATATTCTTTTTCAGTCCACATGCGATTGAGGCAAGAGTTGCGCTACTGATGCCGACATCGCCAGTCGATTGCCATTTCAAAACCTTCATAGCCAAATCTGACATTTCTTGTCTCCAATAAAAAACCGCCATCAGGCGGCTTGGTGTTCTTTCAGTTCTTCAAATCGAATATTGGTTACATTGTTTTCATATATGAATAAATAAATTAGCTTTTTTCGTTGCCTTCGCGTTCTTTATTAATTTTGACAAACTCGTTTTTACCACGCTCTCCAAATGCGTCTTTAGAGTCGTTGTATCCGCAATCGCAGCACACATAATCACCAGACCATCCACGCATTGTTTTTTCTTTTGCAATATTTCCAGAACCGCATTTTGGACAAGACATATCACTACCTCCAAAGCATGAGTGAGATGACAACGTAACATTGATTGGAGATTAACAATAGATTGCTGATGTAAAAGATATGTATAAGCTTCGCTTTCAAAGTGGAGGCTCTGGTAGCGGCATCCAGTGAGTTACGTCATCCAAGATATATCCTGATAAATACGTGAAAGCTCTATATTTTTTGTAATCAATTGGATTTGCAACCCAGTTCCAATATGCGGCCACGATTTCACCTTGACTAAATGCCAGTAACATTTTGGTGTCTTCCGGCATTCGATCACTACAGCTTATCCAACCATCAGGAGTTACCGGAGAGTTGCCACCGGGAATATTTTCCGGAATATTTTGTTGTGCGTTTTGTGGTTGTTCGGATTTACCCTGAAGCATGGCGGCGCGGCAGGCGTTCCAGCCAGCTGTTCGCCCAAGCGCGTAAACTTCAGATGGCTCAAGATAATCAATGTCATGCCCATCCTCATCGTCGTTCTCAGGTAATGCAGCAGGTACTACCGGTACTGGCGGAGCGGCGTAGACTTCAATAATCCCATTATCAATAGGCCATTCCCCATCCTTGATGTAGTCACTTGTGCCGTCAACTTGCTGTTCTGCAATGTGGAATGCGCCAATAGGCTCTGCTTCCAGCGATGCCAGTGCAATACGCAGGGCAGCCAGGATATTCCCCTGGTAATCATCAAGCCCGAAAGGAAGCTCATCACGAACGCTTTCATAATCGTTGATAGCCTGCTGCAGCCATTCTCTTGTGATAGTGCTCATGATGCCTCTCCTTTACATGCTTCGGTGACGTTTATTCCAGCGTTGTGCAGTGCCTCAAGAACCTGATGCTGCCTGTAAACCATTTCAGTGTGGTAAGGCTCGTCAAAATCGACGCGATGCAACATGCTATAGCATTGCGGAAGCACAACCTCCCGCGCCTCCAGTTCAGCGATGCGCTTCTCTGCGGCTTCTGTTTTTCTCCTTAACGCCTCGCTACAACCATCAGCTTTTCGGATTGCTAACTCCAAGTGTTTATTCAGCGCTTCTGCGGCTTCCAGCTCAACGCGCAGCTTCCCTACCGTTAGCGCAATTTCCTCGTTCTCCTGGTCGCGGGATTTGATGTATTGCTGGTTTCTTTCCAGCTCATCCAGCAGCGCCAAGACGGTAGCGGGATTGGCTGCGGCGATGAAAGCAGCATCACGCGATTCGTTTTCACTGAACACCATAGCTATTTGCTCATGGTTCACGCCGTCAGTGGAGTAAATCTCATCGTCGAATTCAACAGCCCACTGACCTTTCGTAGCCTTCTCTGCGGCCTCACGCAGTGCCTGGTAATTAATCTCGCTCACTGGTTGCCTCCTTTACGCCACATCGCATTCAGATATTTGTTTTGATTCACTGATGGAAAAGAATTTCTCTTAAGCAATTCCTCTCTCGATGGCATTGGCTTTACGCGTTGGCGAATAATCATTTCTGCCGGAAGAATGCCGGGATTGTATGCAAGTCCTCTCATGGTAAATTCCTCTTTGTTAATTTATTCGTATGCCTGCTCTTTCTTCATCGAGTTTTTTTAGCTTGTATCGCATAGCTCTTACTGAATAAATTGAGCGGCAGGTTGCAATTGCTATTTCTTCTGCGGAGAACTTACCGAAAAGTGATACTTCGGCTCTTGTCCATCGTCTTCCACGAAGTCGGCTAACAATGTCAGCGCCAATCCTTGTTGCTTTCGCCATTACTGCTTTTTCAGTCCTTTCCAGTTTTTCTGCGATAACTTCAACTGGCATTGTCGCCGCTACCTCGCGCAAGAAATCGACTTCCCATTTCTCCCATGGAGTCTTTTTCATAGGCGATACCGTTATTTGATAAGAAGTGAAGGTTTCCCAACTTTGAGTTGAGCACCGGGGATATTTATTCCTGCTTTTAGTTGGTGTTTGATTGCCAGTTTGTCGGCTTTAATTGTCGTTTCGAACTCAACGTATTCAGGAGGAAGGGCGCTTGAGTCGATGATTTCTACAGTTTCTGACGGTTTGCGGATTGTTACCTGGTGAATACCTGCTCGAATCTTTTTCTTGCCAACCATTTCAAGCGATGACGCTATATACGCCATAATGCTGTCAATCTTATTTTGAATTACTGCGGCTCGCTCATTTAGTGACTTTGCCTCGTCCTTGAGGCGTTCAGCATAACCATATTCATTTTTAATAATGGCAAGAAGTTGCTCTATTTTATCGGTAAATTCTCCTTCCATGCCTTCTATTGTGTCAGCAATCATCTCTGGCTCTAAATCTGAATCCATCAGCTTTGCGTATTCATTGGCTATTTCATACAGTTTGCTCACTGGCAACCTCCAGTTTCGCTTTGCATTCTATGTAAATGGCTTGTACGTTCTGCTGCAATTTCATTCCAGATGTCAGGCGATATGCTTCTGCAAAATATCGCTTCAAATCATCCATGTTTTCTGCCTGAGCCATTTCATCGCAAAGAAGTTGTGCTTTATCCATTATTTCCTGCTGGCGTTTCCGTTCATCTTCGCGGATATCTTCCTCTGATTTGTGCGGCATAACTGGTTCCTGATGCATACCTTCATCTTCGTTAAGCAGGTGAATGGCATTATCCAGTCGCTGGGCTTTAGGCCAGTATTTGCTGGCGCGTTTAACTATTGTTTTACGCGCCATCTCTTCCCAGAATGTTTTCCACGGTCCATTCTTTGCCTTGCTCGTTGCTTCCACAGCTTTAATTTCTGCCAGACTCATTTCTTCAGTCAGGTAGTCACCATCTGCTGTTTTAACCGTGCAATAACCTCCAACAATAGAGCCTCGCTCACCAAATGCGTTGTATTTGTGGGTTGGTGCTGAATCAAGGCCATTTGATTCATAGGTGTCGTTTGAGTACACCAGTTTGCATTGCCCCCACTTAATTGATCCTGTCGATTGCGCAAGATGAAGTAATCCCATGTAACTGATATCAAGGCACACCATGCCGTCGCGAGGAACCAGATAAGCCAGTTTGCTGGCCGGGTTTAAGGTGATGCCGATCGCCGCAACATTGATGATGGCGTTCTGTGCGCTGGTTGGATTTGCCAGTGCTGTTTTAGCCAGGTAATCGTTTTTCTGGAAATACTGAATTGCAAACTGGCTTTCCTTAGCCCATGTCACCGTCTGTTCAGTCAATGCTCCGCAGAATAACTGCTCCTGCTGTTTAACGAATTCAACGATATTGCTCATGCAGCTTCTCCAAAAATGTGTCTGCGTTTGAATATTGCGAAGGCATATTCAGCCTTAACTCTTTCGGTTATTGCATCCCAGAACCATTCAGCGGCTTTTTCCTGATAGTTACAGTCATCATCTTCCAGCCAGTCGATAGCGTCCTTAGTGTGTTCATCTGGTTTATATGAGCGAAGCATTTCGCTTATTGGGTCGCAACGTTTGCAGAGGCGATCAACTTCACTGTTGATTCGTTCGTAATCATCATCGGTAAAACTTGCGATGATTTGCGATATTTCACGCTTATCATTCAGAGTCAGAATCATCATCTTTCTCCTGTTCTTTGTGCTGATTGAGCATTTTGTTCATCTGACGAATGAATTCTTCGTCTGACCAGTTATCTGTAAAACTCATGGACGGCCTTGTTGTTTCAAAATATCCCAAAGCTTTTCGAGCAAACTTTTCATTCTTGGTTGTTTAAAGTCTGCTCCGGTTAAAATATTTTTTCGTGAATGCTGTACCGATAAAATTGGGTTGAAAGGGCGAACCGATGCCGCCCCTGCAATAGCGAACTGTTGCATAGGATGCTCCTTCTGTTTGATTGCATAACGAAAACGCCTCGAATGAAGCGTTATTGGTATGCATATAAAAAAGCCCTCACACTGGAGGGCAAAGAAGATTTCCAATAATCAGAACAAGTCGGCTCCTGTTTAGTTACGAGCGACATTGCTCCGTGTATTCACTCGTTGGAATGAATACACAGTGCAGTGTTTATTCTGTTATTTATGCCAAAAATAAAGGCCACTATCAGGCAGCTTTGTTGTTCTGTTTACCAAGTTCTCTGGCAATCATTGCCGTCGTTCGTATTGTCCACTCCATTGATTCTTATCAATAGTCGTAGTCATAAGGATAGTCCTGGTATTGTTCCATCACATCCTGAGGATGCTCTTCGAACTCTTCAAATTCTTCTTCCATATCTCACCTCAAATAAGTGGTTTGCTGCCAAAACAATGAACCATCCGGAAATTCCAGATAGTTCATAATTCACTCTTCAATACTTCCAACTTACTAATAGCCGATAGATATCCGCGCTGATAAGGCATCATCATTCCTTCGAGCTTGCCACTTCTTAACTCCTCCCTGAGCAATTGTATTGCTTGATCAATAACCTCTGCCTTAGCGTCCTTTATGGCTTGCTTGCGGGGCTTTGCTTTCTGCTTTGGCAGATTTCTCAAGCATGATGGAATGTATGTCTGATTCATCACTTACCTGGCTGTCAGTTGTTTTGATTTCCGGTAGCCTGCCGCGTAAAGAGCTACGTTTGGCAGGCAAATACTTCCACTGCATTCGTCGGTATTTTGGTTACGAATGTTGCCGAGTGATATTGCTTTTTCAGAAAGGATTAAACGTTTTCTCGGGGCTTCCTGAACAGGTTCCTCACTGTCTGTGCCGAAGATCGAATCGATGATGTTGCATATAGCATCACGCTCGATAGCCAGCTTTCTGCGCCGCTCATGACGGCGAGTTTTGGCATTTCCTGCAAATGTTGATTTCCCGTACACGATTACCGTCATGATATTTTCCTCATGTGAAATGGCTTTGGTGGTGATGCGCCAGGTGCTGATCTTCTGGTTGCTGTCGTTGCAGCTGCAATTCACATCACCGCCAAACCCATCTCGTTTGGTATCTGTTTGCGCTTTGTCAGCGCCCCATCGAAGTTAAAGAGCCTGCCAATCTGTTCCGTTTGGCTTCCAGCTTCCTGCTGATGGCTAAATAGTACGATGTGTACTTTATTGAGTCAATACAAAATGTTCTAAATGTGGTTAGTTTTTTATAACACTTTGTATTTTATTGATTTATATTTTGGAAAAAGAAAACCCGACGCTAAGGTCGGGTTATTGTTGTGTGTTTTAGAGTGGTGAGGCTGTTAACTAAATGTCTCTTCAGGCCACTGGCTGGCGATAACTTTCCCTACTACGGAACAGCTATCATTGCATGGGATCATTGGATATTGCGGGTTTAGTGGTTGTAGGAACACCTGACCGCTATCCCTGATCAGTTTCTTGAAGGTAAACTCGTCACCACCAAGTCTGGCTATGCAGAAATCACCTGGCTCAACAGCCTGCTCAGGGTCAACGAGAATTAACATCCCGTCAGGAAAGCTTGGCTTGGATCCTGTTGGTGCGGTCATGGAATTACCTTCAACTTCAAGCCAAAACGCACAATCACTGGCTTTTTTGGTTGTGCTGACCCATCTCTCCGCATCACCTTTGGTAAAGGTTCTAAGCTCAGGCGAGAACATCCCGGCCTGAACATGAGAAAAAACAGGGTACTCATATTGTTTTTTAACGGGGGCAGATGAGTATTCGCCAACAGGTGAAAATGTACCGTCGTGGTTGAATGAGACGTTATCAATACCAAGGTATTTAAACACCACACCAATCTCGTCAAGAGATGGATGACGAGATCCGCGCAACCAGTGACCAATTCCACCCTGCGTCATACCAAGCTCTTCAGCTAACTTCTCTTGAGTTATGCCGAGTTCTTTCATTCTGGATCTAGCCAGTTCATACCATTTCATCTTCATATCCTTATTATTACGCTCTGTACTAAAACCATCCATGCACAAGATGTATTTTTTGTTTGCATTCCAAAAGTACATATCGTATTATTGTTTCATGGTTACTATGGAGGGCATATGAGCAACCTACGAAAATATCGAGAGTCACTGAATATCTCTCAAACAACACTTGCTAAGGCGGTTGGATGCACACAGGGAGCTATCGGACATTGGGAATCTGGTCGTCGCTTCCCAGACCTTAAAACATGCCGTGCTCTTGTTGCGTGCCTAAACAAGTTAGGCGCAAAAGTCAGTCTTGATGACGTGTTCCCGCCGGAACACAAAGCCGCTTAATAAGCGGATCAGCTCTTTATCAATCTGCACCGCCGACAACGCGGTAACTAATTAATCACTCATCGAAAGATGAGTATTAGTGATTATTTACCTATGGAAATAGTAAGAAATGGAACAAACAAGTTACAGCAAACTATCACAGCGCGACGTTGATCGCGCAGAAACAGATTTACTCATCAACCTGTCAACGCTTACCCAGCGCGGTCTGGCAAAGATGATTGGCTGTCATGAATCGAAGATAAGCAGAACGGACTGGAGATTTATTGCTTCGGTCTTGTGTGCTTTCGGAATGGCATCAGACATCAGTCCGATTAGCAGGGCTTTTAAGTATGCGCTTGATGGACTCACCAATAAAAAACGCCCGGAGGCAACCGAGCGTTCTGAACAAATCCAGATGGAATTCTGAGGTCATTACTGGATCAATCCACAGGAGTAATTATGACAAAACGTCGTAAGAAATACCAGGAAAAAGAAGAGATTCGACACCCTGATTCACCTGAGGGATTAGTGGTAGCCGCAGCAAATAACAGGGCGTTCGCAGAGCGCCTTGTTGGTGTTTACAGACTAGCCAAAGCAGGAGTGAAACATGGGCGTCGTTAAGTTAGCTGATTACAGGCATAACCCTGTACAACATCAGGAGGCATCTGGATTTGCCCCTATATTTCCAGACATCTGTTATCACTTAACCCATTACAAGCCCGCTGCCGCAGAT